GCGAATGCCGGCCATGGGATTGGTTGGGATGATTCGCGACATTTGAAATCCAGTGGTCTCAATGTCACGAATGCTTCTTTGCATGGCCTTGGTGATGTATGAATACGTGCGCATGGTGGTGGTAGTTGGGTTAGTTTTTTTCGATGAAACTGATCATGTAGTCCTTCTGGATGATGAGCTTTGAATCGATCAGGGTTTTGATGATTAGCTCGAATTCCGAGACGGTCATGTAGGCCACCAGTCGGGCATAGAGATGACCGGCTGGAACTTGTTTGAGTTCGCGAATGATGCCCGCCACGACGCATGCCATGGCCCTGTATTTTTCGATGTTTATTGCTGTCATAGCATCCCTCATCTGCCCGTCTAATTGGGTGAGTCCATGTCTTTTTTTGTCTTTTTTTGGTGAGCTTTTCATGATGTTGAAGATGATGAAATTCGCGGGAAATTAGCGGTGCTCACAATATTTCGGCAGCATAGCGGTGCAGGAGAAGACGCCAAATATCTGCCAGTTTATGGCTGGGGCAGTTGTCTATAAGTCTGACAAGGTGCTTTGCGCTGGGATTCGTTCGAAGCCCGCGATTGGCGAGTCGCTTGCGAAGTTCCTTCAGTGCCTCTTCATCAGTGGCGAATGGTGAATCAAATTTTTCCACCCTGAAAGTTCCTGGGTTGTATGCAGGAACTTTTGCAGTGAGATGAAGGACTGGTTTGTTATCTGATGTATTTGTTGCTGCTGTCATAGCATCTCTCATCTGCCTGTCTGATTGAGTGAGTCCATGTCTTTTTTCGTCTTTTTTTGATGAGCTTTTCATTGGTTGATTGTTGCTAGTTGGATCATTTCGACGGCGACAAGTTCTGTTGGAGTGATGCTGCCGTGCGACCAATTCACTGGTCGGATGAACCCGCGATCCCCGTTCCATTCGGCAATCACATAGAGCGTGTTGTCTCCATCCCACTCAGGGCGGATCATGACTAACATTCCTGTGGCGTATTTGATGTCTTTTGCAGCGTGGCTAGTTTCTTTCATCATCCCTCATCTGCCAGTCTGACAACTTGAGTCCATGTCATTTTTTGTCTTTTTTTCGCAGATAAAACGACGCGCGATTGGCACGAGTTATGGGTGCCAGAATCTATGCCAATCCTATGCATTATGTTTTTATTTTCATAACTCCACTTAGCCATGGACGTGAGGTGGCACCATGGCAGATATTAACCATGACAACACCCACGATGTCCCGCCGCTTCGGAGTTGAAATCGAATTCCTCTCCACCATCACAGTCGAGCAAGCAGTCATGAGCCTGAGAGCCGCCGGCATCCAGGCCGAATACATGAGCTACACCCACAGCACGACACCGCATTGGAAAATCGTCTATGATGGTTCCTGCGGTTATGAACTCGTTTCACCAGTCCTCGAAGGTGAAGCCGGAATTGAACAAGTCAGAATTGCCGCCGCCGCGCTTGAAGCTGCCGGAGCGGAGGTGAATAAAAAGTGCGGACTCCACGTCCACTTTGATGCCAGCTCGATGAGCATTCGATCCGTTAAGAATCTCCTCAAGATTTGGACGAAGTTCGAGGACGTGCTTGATACCTTCCAGCCGCCATCCCGCAGGGGCAACACCCACAGCCTACTGATGTCCAACCTTTCGAGTTCATACGATGACGCCGAGAGACATCACGCCGCATGCCAGGCAATGTTCCGCAAGATCGACGCCTGCCGGACGATGGAGCAAATGAAGGACCTCTACATATCCCGCTACCGGAAGCTCAACGTCCATTCCTACTTCCGCCACCAGACGCTGGAGGTTCGCCACCACTCGGGAACTACCGATCCCGAAAAGATCGCCAACTGGGTGCGATTGATGGCCCGGATGTTCGACGCCGCAGAAGCCGCAACCACTGTCCAGAACCGCCCACTCAATACGGAGCTCGGAATGAGCAGGACGAAGTGGTTCTTCCGCACCATCAACGCCAAGGGGCTGACCAAATTCTACACCGCGCGCGCCAAAAAACTCGCCGCCTAATTTCCAATGACAACAATGATAACCATGAACACTGAATACCACACCATCGACGGTGCCACTTTCAAGGCCACCGATCCGACTGACCTGATGACGCAAATGAGGTTGGACAGCTTCAACCCGGAAGCTGATCTGCCCTCTTACTGTCGCGCGACGGCAAGGGCATCGAAAATGCAAACCGGCAAGCCGCACCGCGCATGGCCGCCGAAAGAACTGGTTGAGGACCTAATGGCTTCAGGCCTCATCGCCACGGGCAAGCGCCACCCTATGTGGGGAAACTCCAACGACTGATCCACCATGGCATACCGAATCATGGAACCATGCTTCCCGCTGGGAAGGACTGTTGCCACCCCCGGGGCAATCGCACTCGGCATCGACCTAGGCGCTTTCCTTCACCGCCATCACTGCGGAGATTGGGGTGACCTCGATGATTGCGACAAGCGCATGAACGAGGACGCGCTCAAGGAAGGCGATAGGATTCTGAGCCATTACAAGCTCGGTGACGGCCGGCGGATCTACATCATCACCGAGTCAGATCGGTCATCGACCTGCGTGCTGCTGCCGGAGGAGTATTAGTCACCGGCTTCGGCCGAGCTCTCTGACCCCGCTGACTCCCCCGCTTCAGTCTCTCGTCCTAGGATTTTGAGCATGAATGCGAAGACCGTTGCCATGGCCTCGCAGTCCCATAGGTGATTGGGCATCTTCTGGATTTGCTCCCAGCGCCACTTGTCTCCCTCTTTGATGCGTCGCTCGGATTCAAGCTGCGCTAGATACGACACCCGGTTTTTGTCCTCGTTTGCCTCGTCGAATGCCTCGACCGGCACCTCCCATGTCGGGCCACGAGCAATGTCCTGGTTGCGCCGGATGCGCGAGAGGGTGTCCTTCACGTTCAGGTTGCTCCAATAGAACATCTGCGCGGTCTTGCCGGCGGCGACATGGATCGTCCGCTTGGGTGAGTAGAACCTCTCGACCGCTTTCATTCTGACGCCAACGCCCAAGCGTTGTTTGAGCCGATGAGTCCATGTGTTGCGACGATCGCCCATGAGTGCCACCCAGCCGTGAAGCGAACAACGCTGGTACACCTCGTAGCTGTTGAATCCGGCATCAATGCCCACCAGTGATGATGTGATGCCAAAACGTTCCTGCAGGCCGATGATGTCCTCCCATGTTTGCGCTGTCCCCCAGTCGACTCTGCGGCTGGAACCATCCGGACCCCATTGGGTGACCAACCACCAAAAATGGTCGATCTGGACGTCGACGGTCAGGAAGCGCAGGCGAACCTTGGGCGCGTCATCCTCGTCCGGGATGAGGATTCTGCCGGCCATGATTGCACCTTCCTTTTCCCAGTCCGCATTTCCGCGCTGGTAGCCACTGGCAGTGAGCTCGATTGAAAAGTCCTCGGTGTACTCGGTGAACGGCAAAGCCAATCGCTTCTGCCAAAAAATCTTCAATGGCTCGATGTTGCCTGCCTTGGCAGATTGTTTGGCTCGCAGGTAAAGCTCAGCAAGGTTTCCCCACGACCCGGCGCACAAACCATTCCAATGGAAGCCGACATTCGACTTCGACGCGCCAGGGTTCTGCTGCACGAACCTTGCGCCATTCCATGGATCATTGAGCTCGCGGCGCGTCCTATCTGTGTCAGGAAACCTCTGGCCGCATTCGCAGAACATCTCTGTGGTTTCGCGCACGCGTTCATAATCCCAAGTCCCGTCCTCAAGGCGCGCGTCCTTACTCCATTCAATCTGCTCCCATTTCCAAGCTTGGGTTTTTTGGCAACTAGGACAACGCCAGCACCATTCCCGCTGGTCGGTCATCTTGAACTTCCGATCCGTGTCGTCCTCGATCTCACCTGCCTGAGAAACAAAGAACCGTTTGCCCAACCAGCCGAAGGCAGTGACGCGGGCTTCGGCCTCAGCCATGTGACCCGATGGCCAGCGCCATGTTTCATCGCCGATCAGCCAGCGGATTGAGCGACGCTGGAGGTTGCTTTTTGAGTGAGCGCCCAGCACCCATGCGGTCATGCCATTGCGAAATGCTACGGATGCGCGCTTCATCTTGTGGCGCTCGGTTCCCGTCATGCGTGGCAAAATCTCACGCACCGGGGCGCAGTATTTCCAAAGCACATGGAGACGGTTCTCGGCTTGGTCCTTGGCGTCAGAGTCCGTCTGGTCCAGCCAGAGCATCGGGCCGGGCGAGTTGCATGCAATCCAGCATGACCCAAGCTCCGCAGTCAGGGTCTTGCCCGCCTGAATCGCGGCAATGATGGAGACGAGCGAAACCGAGGGATCGGCCAATGCCTCAAGCGGCTCACGAATCCATGGGGAGTTTGCCGATTGAAATCCCCCCGGCACTGGCGAGTAGGGAATCGATTCGACATGCTGCTCGCACCATTGCCACGGCGGCCGACGGTCAGTCTCCGGCCACGACTTGCCATACATTTCCAGCAGCAGTGGATTATTTGTCGGCTGGCTTTCTTCCTCGGTTTTCAAGCTTGGGTGATTTCGGGTAAACGGCACGTCGCAGGATCGCTTTGAACTCGTCGCGTGCCTTGGCGAGCTCTTTCCTGATGCCCACCGCGTCAAGTCCGGCAAGGATCGGAGGAAGCTCGTTCTCCAGCTTGTTCATCAAAAGTGCGTCCGCCTGCCCATGGTGGTAGTTCATGAAGTCCCTGACTTCATCGAGCGGAATGAAGAGCCCCTTGCGGATTGCTACCCGCAGCTCACGATCCTCAACCTCGGCCAACAACTTGCGCAGGCGAAGCTCAGTTTCGTCGGGTGTCTCGGATGAGCTTTCAAACTTGGCGGCCAGCCCCTCGGCTTTGATGAAGGCGACCCACTTGAGCACATCGTAGGTTCCATTCGATCGGACTTTGGGCGCCCCCTTGCGCCTCTTCCAGACATCAACCGTCTGGCGGGCCACTCCAAGAATCTCAGCCAGTTCGACTAAGCTTTTTGCCGTGTGGCGGATCTCAGGAATCTGATCGTCCGCCGTCTGCTTCTTGATCTGGAGTTGGGTCCAATCGACTCGCGAGAGCGTCTTGCCTGCTTTCAACTTCTTCAGGATGTTCGCCGTGTTGGCGGTCTTGATTTGGTCGAATTGCTCCGGGTTGATGTCCATCTTGGCCGAATGTGGCTGGTGTAAGATCCAAAAAGATTTTTGCTCGTTTTTTCAACATAGGTCAGGGGAACCCCTCCGCCTGTCGGATTGGCAAAAAGATTCCTTGTCGGGTTCAAACTCCGCGCGGTGGGTTTGAACCTCCGCGATGGCAGCCACCACGTCTGGGGTGAGGTCGATCGAGGTCGTGTTTGGGAGTTGGACCATGAATCGTGCGCCTTCATTGAGCAGGCGTGTGATGCGTTGGGTTGGCGTGGTCATGATCAGTTGAGTGGATGCAGGGGCGGGAGTTGAACCCGCAGAGGGTGAGTGTATGAGGCTCGCCTGGGACCGTCCCTCCCTGCGGTTGGCGTCAAAGTGCCTCGTAGATATCGAGGATGAGTTTGAAGTCCTTCTTGAGCCCTTCGCGGCGATCGTCGTCCCATTCATCGACGGGTGCCTTCTGGGTTTCGCGAGCCCACCAGCGGCGGATGCGATTGAGTAGGGCGAGGTAGGTGACGTATCCGCGATCTGCTGGGTCGCCCTGGACTTCCTTCTCGGTGGCGAGTCGGCCGAAGTTGATCGACTTCTGGAGGCGTCGTTTCCCGAGGTTGTGTTTCACGGCCATTCCGAGCCAGTGGTCTTGTTCGTCGTTCGACTTGAGTTTGGCGACGACTGCGTGGTGTTCGAAACCGAGTTTGTCCTGCCGGCAGGACAATTGGACCCGGCGGGCGACGTATGCGTAGTTGCGCAGTGTCTGGTAGGCCATGCCGGTGCTGGTGATCGCCTCCTCGTATTTGTCGCCCCAGCGTTTCTCGCCATAGTTGATCCAGTCGCCGATGATGAAGCCGATCGACTTGCCGATGGGGGTGATTTTTCTGCCGAGTTCATTCCATTCGTCGAAGGTCATCTCGTCGTTGAATTCGATGCCGGTTCGGGTGATGGTGAATTTTGGGTCGTTGATTGCTAGGGTGTTCATGGATTGTGATGCAGGTGTTGTTTGAGTTGTGAGGTTTGGTAGGTCTTGCGGGATTTCTCGCTGCGCATGGCCCGTGAGGGCGGCAGGTTCAGCTGGGTTATGATGTCAACGCAGCGTTTCGAGACAGCGGCCCTGGTGACGCCGTGGCGCTTGGCGATGCTGGTCATGCTTTCGCCGTTGTAGGCGCTGAGCCCGAGTGCGACGGCTAGGCATTCGACGGTGAGCCTGGTGTTGCCCTCCGAGATCAGGTCGGCGACGAAGTGGCGCAGGACATCGATGGCATTGTGGTTCGATGTGCTGGGTTGTTCGTCATCGTGATCGACCAAGCTGGCCATGTCTGGGGTGTGGCTGGCCATTGGTGAGTCGGCCATGTCAAGTTCCGCAGCCCCACTCCCATGGCGTTGGATGCATGGTTTGAGTAGGCCAAGTTTTTCGGCTTCACGTCGTTCGGCTAGGGTCATTGAGCTGACCCATGCCTGGTACTCGCGTTCGTAGATCGCATCCCTGCATGCCTGTCTTTTGGCGTAGTCGTCGGAGTTCAATTTGAACCTCCTTTCAGCCGATTTAAAACTGATGGCGCTGGTGCCTTAAAAGGCGAACCAGAGCGCGCGAATCTCGGTTTACCGATTCGCGCTCTGATTCTCTTTAGAGAATCTGTCAGGATGACAGTAAGGTGCCTGACTGTCAGTCGCGAATTTCTGTTAGAACATACGGGTTCAAATGGGTTCAAACCAATTTGAAACCCGGGTTCAAACCCTGCTGAAATGACGGGTTCAAATTCCATGGCGACGCCCCCTCCACAGGCGAGTTGCTTTGTCGAAAACGAGAGGGCCGGGCTTCATGTTGGCCAAGCAGTAGAAGACGCGCTGGGCTTCCTTCAGCGTGCAGTCACCATCGATCTCGGCAATGCGGTCTGAGATGTAGGCGAGCACGGCGGAGTCTTGTGGGACCTTGCCATTGGCGAGGGGAGGCATTGTCTCGACTGCGTTGCCGTAACGATCTGCCGCGCTGCCCATCTTGTACGTCGCCTTTGCCTTCTCGCTCTTGGGGTTGGCCTGAGGAGCCTTGAGTGCCGCGGGATCGGCGTTGCGGTCGGCTATGAAGATCGACTCGCACCAGCGCACGACAAACGGCCTTACGGGCGGCAGGGCGCGCAGCGTGAGGTCAATGACGTGGGCGTCATCATCCTCGTGCGGGGTCATGGTCAGGATCACGTCAGGATCGCGAGCAAAGACCCCTGAGCCACCAATGCGGTCGATGGATTCTTTGCCTGCCTGGTTCCCCTTGGAGAAGTGAGCGCCGAAGACGGCAGCGGCGCCCGACTTTGCTGCCAGTTGCTCGACCTCATTGAGCAGGCTTGCGATGTCGCCGGCATCATTCTCGTTGCGAGCACCGAGGCCTTTGTAGATCGGGTCGATCAGAATGAGTGAATATCCGGTATCGCGGATGCGTCCTAGGATCTTGGGGATGAGTGCGGAGAAGTCGGTCGCGTGGCCGCGTAGGTTCCAGATGTCGAAGCCGGTGAAGTCCTCGATTCCCTTGGCTCCTGCGATCCGGGTGATTCGGTATTGGAGCGCGAACGGTGGAAGCTCGAAGTTGAGGTAGAGCGCACGACCGCGACGGGTGGTAAACCCCCACCACGGCGAGCCGGTGGACACCGAGAGCATGAGGTCGATAAGCGACCAGCTCTTGCGTGCCTTGGACGGTCCGCCGAGCACCATCTTCGCTCCTTGGTGAAGCACGCCCACGACGAGCTGTGGTGGCTCTGGTTCCAGCTGCCCCATGAACCCATAGCCGGTCAGGATTGGCGGAAGGTCAGAATTTGCGTGTGCCGCCTCCCATGCCGTCCATGACTCGGCCCCAATGCTGGTGGCCAACAACGACTGGCGTTTGATCTCACCATCAACCGTGCGCCAGCCATCTGGGCAACGTGACAACCTAGAGGCATTGCGGTTTTGCTTGTCGAGGTTGAGCCCGGAAAACCATCCCCAAATCGTTTCGACCCGGCGTTTGTATTCTGCCTCATCGGGAGCATCGACTCGGATCCATGCGTGCAGGCTCTTGTTTCCTGAGTCGATGAGCACCGACACGGGC